AGGATAGAGTAAGTGGAAAACTATTAGGACAAATTTCATTAGCATCTGATGTAACCGCTATGGGAGTTAGAGATAACTTTATTGGTTGGACTAAGGATAATAAATTTGTTGATGGTAAGTTAAACAATACTACTATCGCTTCTACTATTGTATGTACTCAGCCATTGGGTTATAACTTCTTAGGTGGTAAGTTAATCGCTATGATGACAACTACGCCGGAGGTTAGAGAGTATTGGAATTCAAAATACAAAAATGTTTTGATTGCAGTAGGTACAACATCACTTTACGGAATTCATTCTCAATATAATGGTATTCCACTTTTCAAAACATTAGGTGAATCAGCTGGTAAGATTAGTTTGAAGCCGGATGATAAATTCTATGACCCTTGGCATCAATGGATTAAGGAAAATCGTGCAGAGTGGTATAAACAAAATATATCAGATGAGAGAGCTCGTAATGGTGCTAGTATGGGTTACGAATCCAATGGACCTGTTAGTGGTATTAAACAAAAGATATTAAGTGCTATCTTCAAAGAGTGTGGTATTAAGGCAACTGAATATCATCACGGATTTAAGAGAGGTGTTTATATGGCTATGATGTATGAAAACGGATGTGAATATCTTAGAAACGAAATTACCGAAGATAAATTAATCCTTAAAGATAAGTTTAAGCAAGGTACTGAATACATTAACAAATGGTGGAAGAAACACGCAATCAGTAGATACACAAAACTACATGATGAAGGAAGAATTAAACCTGAACACTTATTCTACATAGATGCTATTGGAATTAGTTGGGAAGAAATGAAAGCAAAATACCTATCAGAAGTAGGAAGATAAAAAATAAAATTATGGCAAAAAGTAAAAAAACAAAAAAAATAGCTGAAGTGCTTGAACCAATTGGTGAAATAAAAATGGCACCAGCTGAAAAGTTAGAACAATGTGAGTGGTGTTTTCAATTCGATGGAGATGAACCACAAATATTTGCTTGGACTGGTGAGGATGATAGTAAAGATGAAGAACCAAAAGTAATGTTTACAATCACAAATACAAAGGATTCATATATTACCTTTACTCACAAAAATGGTAAATCATTTAAATTATTTGCTAGAGAATTGACAGATGAGGGTAAAGAACTTAGGAATAAACAAATTGAATTAACAAAACCAAATTTAGAAAATGAAAGTACGAATAAAGAAGCTTAATCCATTAGCAGAAATTCCATCATATGCTAAAGATGGTGATGCTGGAATGGATTTAGTTATTACATCTATCATTGCTAGAAGTGAGGGAGATATTACTTATGGATTTGGTATTGCACTTGAAATTCCTTATGGATTTGTAGGATTAGTATTCCCTCGTTCATCTATTAGAAAAACTGATTTAATTTTATCAAATTCAGTTGGTGTAATTGATAGTGGATATAGAGGTGAATTACAAGCTACCTTTAAAACAACTGGATTTAGGCCTAAATATGAAGTTGGTGATAGAGGTGCACAAATTATGATTATTCCATATCCCCCAATTGAGTTTGATGAAGTAGCTGAGTTATCGGATACTGAAAGAGGTGAAGGTGGATTTGGTTCAACTGGAAAATAAAAAATAAAATATGTTTATAGAACAATCAGAAGAAAATATTAATCATAGTTTATGGACTGAGAAATACCGTCCATCTAAATTAGCAGATTATGTAGGTAACGAACATCTAAAATCAAAAGTAGAGGGTTACTTACAAACAGGTGAGATTCCGCACCTATTATTATACGGAAAAGCTGGTACTGGTAAAACTACATTAGCAAAATTGATTGTTAAATCAATTGAGTGTGATTATATGATTATCAACGCATCAGATGAGAACAACGTTGAGACTGTAAGAAATAAAGTAAAGAACTTCGCATCTTCTATGGGATTCAAGCCATTTAAGATTATCATATTAGATGAGTTTGATTATATGACAGCAAACGCACAAGCTATCTTAAGAAACTTAATGGAAACTTTTAGTGGACATTGCCGTTTCATATTAACTTGTAACTATGTTGAGAAAGTAATCGAACCAATTCAAAGTAGATGCCAAACATTTCAAATCGTACCTCCAACTAAAAAAGATGTTGCAATGCAAATTAGTAAAATCTTAAAGAGTGAGGAGATTGAATTTGAAGTTAAGGATTTAGTTCCAATTATTGATGCAGCTTATCCTGATATTCGTAAGGTTATCAATACTTGCCAATTGAATTCAATCAAAGGTAAGTTGAAAGTAGACGTACAAAATTTATTAGAGAATGATTACAAAAATAAAATTGTGGATATCTTAAAATCTTCGGATGATAAGAGAAACAAATATATGAAAGTAAGACAAGCTCTTATTGATTCTAAAGTTACGGACTTTACCGATTTATATACAATGTTATATGATAAGGTGGATGAGTATGGTGGAGAAAATACTTCCAATGTAATCCTACTATTAGGAGATGGTGTAAGTAAATCAGCAGTAGCAATTGATAAAGAAATTCCAGCAGCAGCTACATTAATTCAAATTTTAAATATTATATAATGGCTAACATTTTAGGAGCAGGTGGACAACCAATCGGAGGACAAGAAGAAAAACCAATACCTTTAGAAAAAACTGAACCAATTGCATGTAAGAAATGTGGTGGTGAAATTTTTGTACAAGGGTTTGGATTTCGTAAGATTTCAAAGTTATTAACTGGTAAACCAAAAGATGAAGTTCTGCCGGTAGAGTTATTCTTATGTGGTGATTGTGGTGAAGTATTAAATGAATTATTACCTCCGGGTTTAAAAGTAGAAGAAGAAGCATAATATGGCTAAAACATTATTCGACCATCTAAACGCAATTTGTGATAAAAAAGACCCAAAGTATTGGGACACACTTGATGAGAGTGAAAAGAAAACTTGGAGTAACTATATGATACTCCGTTTTCTTTCTATGAAACCTGAGTGGATTGAACTTATTGCAGATATACAACCTTATATTCAGGAGGCACCGCCAAAAGCAATGTATCTTTGTCTAATTGGATTGATTCCAAAGACAAGAGCATTTCTAAAATATATGAAACCCGCATCATCTGAAAAGTATGAAGATTGGATTATTGAATTGGTAGCAAGGCAATATGAAGTATCTAAATCAGAAGCAGAAGATTATCTTAAAATCCTTTATGAAACTACCAGCGGTAAGATGCATATTAAGGAAATTGCGGAGAATTATGGTACTGACCCTAAACAAATTACTAAGTTAAAACTCAAAGTTTAATTTGGTTTATTCGGGTATTTTTCGTATCTTTATACAATAAAACAACATAATGGCTAAAGTATCATTTTCACAATATAGTATGTGGAGTTCATGTCCACATCAATACAAATTAAACTACATAGATAAGTTAGGTGAGAGTTCATCTAATGTTCACACAATCTTTGGAACTGCTATGCATGAAACAATCCAACATTACCTTTCGGTTATGTATGGTGTTTCTAAAAAGCAAGCAGATGAAATCAACAAAGATAAGCTCTTATTGGAAAATATGAGAAAAGCTTATAAAAGTGAAGCTGATAAAATGAGCGAAGGAACTCCTTGTACTCAAATTCAATTAGAAGAATTTTATGGCGATGGTAGACGTATATTAGCTTGGTTAGATAAGCATATGCACAAATTCTATTCTAAAAGTGGATTTGAATTAGTGGGTATTGAGATTCCATTGAACGCAACTATTAAAGAAGGCGTACACTTTATTGGATTTATTGATATTGTTATTAGAGATTTGGCATCTAATGAAATTATCATTATAGATTTAAAGACATCCACAATGGGATGGAATCAGTATCAAAAAGCTGATAAGATGAAAAACTCCCAAATTCTTTTATATAAGAAATACTATTCAGAATTATTTAGTATTCCATTACAAAAGATTAAAGTTGAATATCAAATCCTTCGTAGGAAGTTGCCCGAAGACTCGGCATTTCCAGTACCACACGTATCAAAGCATATTCCAGCACATGGTTCTCCATCTGTTAAGAAGGTTTATGATGAGTTTATGGAATTTATCAATACTGTATTTGATGATGGTGGTGGGTTCAAAGATATCGAATTTCCTAAAGTACCAGGTGCAGCTAAAAAGAATTGTAAGTTTTGTGAATTTGGGAATAGGGGAATATGCGATAAAAAGGCTACAAAATAAAATTTTATGTTTTTTTGAAAACTTTATATTTATATATACAAATATATTTATAATGAATCAAGACAACACAAAACTAACAACTGTGAAAATACTGAAAGATGTATATTCATCATTTAAAAAAGTATCTTTCGATTCGGATGTAACACTTCAAAAGCTGGTAAACAGAACAGTTGAAAGATATGTTAAAGACGATGATTTTAGAAAAGAAATGAATGAGTATCTACAATTACAAATTTCAGGTTCACAATTCTAAAAAATTAAAATAAGTTATGGCAAAAAAGAAGAAAATCCTTTTACTTTCGGATGATTTGAGAATGGCAAGTGGTATAGCCACAATGTCTAAAGAATTAGTACTTGGTACAGTTCATAAATACGATTGGTTTCAGGTAGGTGCAGCAATTAACCATCCTGAAGCTGGTAAGGTTTTAGATGTAAGTGAAGATATAAAAAACACATATGGTGTCGCTGATGCTAATGTTAAAATACTTCCTTGGAATGGTTATGGTAATGCCGATTTGATTAGACAACTAATTAACTCCGAACAACCTGATGCTATCCTACACTTTACTGACCCTCGTTATTGGACATGGTTGTATGATATCGAACATGAAATCAGACAAAATGTTCCACTTTTATTCTACGCAATTTGGGATGATTTACCAGACCCATTATACAATCGTAACTACTATGAGAGTTGTGATTGGATTGGTTGTATCTCACGTCAAACATATGGTATCATTAAAAGATTATCAGCATTAGATACAAAACCAACTTGGAAACCTAAAAAGGATTGGCAAGTAAGGTATGTACCACATGGCATTAATACTGAAATATATAAGAGAGCTGATGTACCAGTAGAATTCCGTAAAGAAATTTTAGGTGGTAAAGATTATGATTTTGTTTTATATTGGAATAATCGCAATATTAGGAGAAAGCAAGCACCTGATGTTATTGTAGCATTTAAGAGATTTTGTGATATGATTGGTAAAGAAAAAGCAGATAAGGTTTGTTTAGTAATGCACACACAGCCTGTTGATGAGAATGGTACTGATTTACCTGCAGTAATAGATGTAATGGCACCTGAATGTAATATTATATTTTCAGAAAAAAGAAGACCGGTTGAAGAATTAAATCTTATCTATAATATAGCAGATGTAACAATCAATATAGCTAATAACGAAGGATTTGGATTAGCAACTGCAGAATCTGTAATGGCTGGAACACCAATCATTGTAAACGTAACTGGTGGATTGCAAGACCAATGTGGATTTACACTAGATGGTAAGTTATTAGAAGCAGAAGATTATGTTAAGATTGGTTCTTTGCATGAATGGAGAAAATGGGAGAAGACTGTAAAAGCTGGAGAATGGTCTACACCAATTTGGAGTAGAGCACAAGCATTAGCAGGTTCAGTACCAACACCATATATTTGGGATGATAGAGTTGATGTTGATGAAGTAGCTGAAAAGATATTAGAGGTGTATAATATACCAAAAGACATCCGTAAAGAAAACGGATTAAAAGGTAGAGAAGCATTTATCAATGATATGGGATTGACACATACTAATATGTGTCAGCAATTAGAAAATGGTATAGAAGATGTTTTCCAAAATTGGAAACCAAGAGAAAGATTCGAAGTATTTAAAATAAAATAATTAGT